CCAGTAGGCCCACTGGAGGAATAGGACCAACAGGAGCCACAGGACCACAAGGTTCTCAAGGAATTCAAGGAGCAACTGGTCCTGCTGGAACAAATGGAACTAACGGAACTAATGGCGCTGTAGGAGCAACAGGAGCAACAGGAAGTACTGGAGCAACAGGGCCAACTGGAGCAACGGGAGAAACTTTTACTGGCATTACCTCTACAGCAACTTTAGGTATTGCTACAGGTGGATATAACTTTCCTGTAAATAGATTTGGTGCTCTTCAAATTGGCAACTACATTCGTGTTCAATACGACGCATCAAATTATATTGAAGGCACTATTACAGATTTACTTGCTGGGTGGATTTATATGACATCCACTTACGCGGTTGGCTCTGGTACATATTCTTCTTGGAAAATTATTCTCACAGGCGTGCGAGGCTCAACGGGTTCGACAGGAGCAACAGGAGCAACTGGAGCCACAGGAGCAGGAGCATCAGACTTAACAGCATGGACTGGTTACACACCAACGTGGACATCTGACTCTGGAACACCTAGTATTGGTAACGGCTCAATTACTGGTCGCTACAAGCAGATAGGTAAAACTGTATTTTTTAATCTTAAATTAACTTATGGAAGTACAACTACAGGTGGTTCTGGTGCATGGATGTTTGGATTACCAGTTACTGCTTATAACGACAACTATCAATTTGCAGTATCTATTTTGAACAACGGTGCTGCTTGGTATGGTGCTATTGCAAATGGAAACTACAAGGGCTCAACAAGTTACTTTACAGTTATTCATCAAAATGACACAACAACTACAGTCTGGGGAGGCGTAAGTTCTACTGCTCCATTCACCTTTGGTACTGGAGATACTTTGACAGTTTCAGGTAGTTACGAAGCAGCCTAGGATTTGACAGCCTAAATAAAGAAAGATAGCCTACAGACAATGACAAAAAAGACCTATGAAAAATGCTCACACTGCTCTAAGAAACTAGAGCGCACACCTTACGGAAGTCCCGAAGACTCTCTTCTAGTAAAACTAGATGGAGGCTACGCATCTTTTGTTGACACAATTGTCTGTAGTAGACAAGAACTCGCCACATGGCCCTTCACTCATCACCTCTGCCACAAATGCGCTCACGAACTTATGGTGTGGCTCAATGTTCCACTCGACAAAATCAAACGCTGGCACCAAAAAGAACCTGACGCTGATTACTGCGACGGCTGGGTTTTTAAATAACTGCTCCCGAACATGGACTCGAACCACAATTCACCGCTCCAGAGGCGGTTGTCTTGCCATTAGACGATTCGGGAATGGAGCGGTTGACGGGGCTCGAACCCGCGACCTAGACCTTGGCAAGGTCTCGCGCTACCAACTGCGCTACAACCGCGTATTTATTTGTCTTCCATAAATGTTCTAAAAAATTCTTCACCATCTTCCGTTGCCGAAAAATGAGCCTGAAGATTTTCGTCATAGTCTACTTTAACAAAGCCTAATTCGTATAGACGAAGAAGGCTTTCATTTATGTCATTAATTATTATTTCGTATAACTCTGGGTTTTTCTCTTTCATCTTCTCAAAGTTATATGTATATGTAACATCTCCATCTTCATCAAAACCGTCTTCTTCTAATATACCTTCTGAAATAAGATAGTCAACATAGTCGTCCATCTCATCTTCATTGTCGAAGTCGCGGCCAAAAGAGTGCATAACTAATACTATCCCCTATACTTGGGATATGACCTATGCGAAGATGTTTCAAGATGATGTGAATGTTTACCAACATTCTTCTGGCGGAGTTATCTGTGCCATGTGTTATTTCTGTGACGACACAGAGCCTTACTACAAAGCAGAGTCAACTCAAGAAATGATTGACCACCTTAAAGCGCACCAAAGAATCGGGCACAAAATGCCTGACGACATATTTGAACGTCTCCTTGCAGACGACACCCAAAACTACCCCACACCCTAACCTCCCCCTTTTTTCTTCCGCCGCCCCCTATAACGGAAAGGGAGCGCAGAAAAACGCACTTGCCATTGTATAACTTTACTTATCTTGTTCGTAATACTTAAATGGGGGCGCAGTGTAAATATCATTTATTGCAGCAATCTCAAGCGCATCTAGATATGACGCACCAGCATATAGCGCACCAATTGCATACTTAGAGCCACTGCCAATTCCATAAATACCATCATCTCTCATAGACACAGTATTTGAATTATCTATTTCGTAAATGACTCCACGAAGAGCAATAAGGAAAAGATATCCAGCGTCTTTATCATTTTTGTCCTGCTCGTAGTCGCCATCCTCAAGACACTGGCGAAGACTTGGCGAAACTGTTGTCACCATAAAGTTGAAAAGGTTATTCTCTTTATCTTTTCTATTTTTCTTAGGAGGCTCAGGTGGTTGCCAAACGTGCTGAATAATGTCGCAAGCGTCAGCATCTCCTGAACCAGCAATAAGGTATTCGCCACGCTCGGTAATTTTCCCAACCCAGTCGTGGTGGTAAGGGCGACCTGTCTCACCAGTTGTTCTACTATCAGATGCTAACCAGCATCCTGTCTCAAACTGCATACCAATTATTGTTGTCATAGTGGTATTTCGTTTACTTTGTCTTTTGACCAGTGAATGTAGGAGCGGATATAAACAATGGCATAAGCCAGCGCCGAAAAGATAAAGCCATATTGGTCAGTAATCAAAGCATAGGCAATCCAAAGGAACTCGTTAAAAAGCAGAACAAGCCAACCCCAGATGGTCTTACGACCAACAAAGTAGATTCCGCCCACGCCAATTACAGCCAGCACCCAAGACCCATACTCCATTACCATCCCTCCATCCTACACCCCTCCCCCTCTTTTTTGCCCCTTCGGCTTTTAACGGAAAGGGAGCGCGAAAAAACCAACTTTTCATTGTAGAAGTGATACGATTTGAATATGGTACAAAAACGAATAACACGAACTATCTCTGATAAAGAGTTACGCAAAAGTGGTTACATGACCTCTGATGAATTTGTAGATAGGCTTATTCCTGGACTCAAAGAGTATCTTTCAAAAAACTGGGGAGTTCACAATAAGAACGAACTTCACCACCCAGAAGACCTCATATCAAATGCCACAATTTATATGGAAGTTGCCTATCACGTCCTTGTTGATTTTGGTGTTGCTCCTTTAGAGATACAAAAAGAAGAAGAAGACGAATGAGCCTTGTTCAACACGCAAAGCGTGAACTAGAGATGGTTGGCGAAGAGCCAGAAGTTATAGAGTGGTATCTACAGATTGTTGCCAAGTTTGCAGAGTTCGGTCACTCAGGTGCTACTGCCGAGCACACAACGCAAACCCTTGAGCGACTCTTGCGTTATCGCAACCTCTCTCCTTTGACTGATGACCCAGACGAATGGATTGATGTTTCTAACTACTTTGACGAAGAGGGCGAAGTCCTACAGAGCAAGCGAAACTTCGAAGCGTTCTCCCAAGACGGGGGCAAGACATACTATCTACTCTCCGAGAGCAAACTTGTGTCTCACCAGACAGTTAAGAAGGAGAAGTAGGTGGCTGACCCAAACCAGACTCCACAGCGGGGCGACTGGGTTTGTCCCTGCTCTGGATGTCAGAAGGCACGCAAAACAGCCTTTGCCGAGGTGCTAGCCCTGCTCAATGGCACAGGCGACATTATGTACAACGTCCACATGGTCAGGGAACTCATCACCCCTAAACCACCCAAACCTCGCACCTAACCTCCCCCTTCCCCTCCTTTTTTCCGCTTCCTCCTATAACGGAAAGGGAGCGCAAAAAGTTGAACTTTTCATTGTATAGATATACTCTTACGACATGATACTTAATCTGCCTACTTCACGATTAATTAGAATGGTGCCAGAAGACATTTTGATATGTTCTGGAATGGCTGAAATAAGAGCAAAGATAAAAGAGAATAGTAAAAACACAGAGAACTATCAAAAAGGTGTTGATAAGAATTACTTGCTTCCAGAAGATGTTGCTGGCACACGAAGCAATCTTGCTGAAAGAGCAGTTTCATATCTACTTGAAGAACCTTGGAACAACCCCCTTTACGCTAATCGCTATCACTACAGTTATGGACAAATCACTTCAGATGTTGGTCACAACATAGAAGTTCGTACTATGCGAACCATCTTTAAAGTCCCAGTCAAACCAAATGAAAGAGATGGCTTGATAGTTTACGGGTGCGCTGTAAGCCCCGACTATGAGTGGGTAGAGGTCTTTGGCTCAATTCCCTCAGAACTGGCAAAGAACCCTAAGTACTGGACGGAGGAGCCAGGTTTTGTTGGCTATCGCGTCCCCCTCGAAGACCTCACCCCACCCCCTCCTCTCCCCCCTTGGCTAGCCGTCGTCTCAGAGTAACGGAAAGGGCGTCTGGAGAACTTGACATTCTATTCTAGAGGTTTTAGACTTAGGGTAACAACTACGCGAAGGGACGGATATGTCAAAACCAATAGATACAACAGAGTTCTACGAGATTATGGACAAGTTGTTTGTCTGCTGCGATGAACACCAATTTACTTACTACTGCAAAGCACACGGAGAAAAGATGGGTTGTTGTTTTTGCGAGTTCAATTACGACGAACCTTGTGGTTGCGATGAGTAGTAATGTTTCAGCCAATCGCAGAGTAATCTGCCCTGAGTGCAAAAAAGAGATTGAAGTTCGCTCTGGCTTTGCACACTTCACACTAACCAGACATATGAAGGAGCACGCCAAGTGAAAGACATTCTTGAGTTCCTAGATGAACTACATAAACAACTAAGAGCAGAAAGTTATTCAAAAGAGTATCTTGGTGGAATCTATCGGGCTAGATACGAACTTAAGGAACGGTTTGGCGAAAGTAATGATTGAGTTCTTATTGGGTGGTCTAACAGCCACAATTCTTATCTTTACGCTCATTTGGATAGCGTTAGGGTAAAAATCGTCCAATATGAAGGTTATGAATAGGCACCATATGTGCTTATATTCTGTATACACTTAGGTCTAAGCGTATACATATGGTAGGCTCAAACAAGCGTAAATTACGCTAGAAAAGAGGAAATGATGGATATAAACTGGAAAGCACCATTTGAGTTGGCTTTTGAACTAGGTATGTATGTTCTTGGTAGCGCTTTGCTACTAATCGTTGCTTTTGTTGGTTTGGCTTTGTTGGTTGCCTTTGGTCAAGCCTTTCTCAACTTGTTTAGAAGTGGAAAGAACAAAAAGTCAACTAAGGAGATTTTCAAGGTCGTTAAGTGACAGAAAAGAAAATCGCCTATTGCTATGCCCGAGTCTCCACCCAGATGCAGGTGGATGACGGGGTAAGCCTTGATGCCCAAGAAAAGCAACTTCGCTATGCAGCGGAGTCGCAAGGGTATGAAGTGGAGATGCTTCGTGAAGAGGGTCGTTCTGGAAAGAACATCACTGGTCGTCCTGTCTTGAAGAAAGCCTTGGATGATTTAGATGCTGGAAAAGCAGAAGCCCTCTTTGTCACTCGTCTTGACCGACTTGCTCGTTCAACTCGTGACTTTCTTAGCATTGTTGACCGTTCACATAAATACAACTGGCGTTTAGCACTTCTTGATTTAGGTTTGGACACTGCAACTTATCAAGGAAGATTTGTCGTAACAATTATGTCTGCAATGGCAGAGATGGAACGCGGAATGATTTCGCTTCGTCAGAAAGATGTTCACCAAGATAGACGTAACAATGGCAAAGTTTGGGGAGTTGACTTAGGTCCACTACCTCTTGTAAATGAAGCAGTTCTTAAAAGAATAGAAAATGAAAGAAATCTTGGTTTATCGTATAAATTAATTGCAGATAACCTTAACAGAGATGCCATACCTACTGTTTTAGGTGGAGAAAAGTGGTATCCAGCAACAGTAAGAAAAGTTTACTTGCGTACATCTAAGTAATTTCTAAAGATTGATAGTGTAAAATAAGCACATAAATACAGTATTTGCTGTATGAAATAAACCTGTGGTGGGGGTATTTCCGAGTGCGTAAGCGCCTCATTAAAGTAACAAGTGTCAGGGCAGCAAAGCGTTTCATTGCTGCTCTTGTTGGTATGCCATCAATCGCATTCATTATTGCAATCATCTTTCCGTCACAGGCGTATGCTGAAGACATTCAATCCGACCAAGGAGGCGCTGGGCAAAATACTAATGTAGGTTCAAGTGCGTCGTCGGAGGTGGTCCAAGAAGACCCTTCAGTCGTCTCAGCGCAAGGGACAGTGACTGAAGCGTCAACTGCTGTAGCAACGGCAGAGTCTGCGGTAACAACACTAGAAACAAAAGTAACCCAACTTACGGAGGTAGCATCATCAATATCTCAACCAGCCCAAGTAATAACAACTGCTGTCCAAAGCGCAACTAACTCTGTAGAGACAGCCAGTGCAGCCACCGAGTCAGCAGCAACAGCAGTCAGCACGGCGGAGACCGCCATTGCAACATCGCAAACTGCCAATCAAACTCTGGCCCAAGCAACCGCCTCAGTTACGTCCCAAACAGCAGTCGTAACAACAGCGCAAACAACTTTTACACAAGCAGCAGCAGCAGTAGATTCTCAAGAAGCAGTAGTTGCCTCTGCTCAAACAACAGCAACCACAACTCAGGCAGCAGCGGATGCAGCCAATACAACAACAACTACAACAGAGACTTTTACTAATAACACAACAAGCGTAGTTACAGTAACCACTGGCGGAACAACAGTAACTTCTTCAACTGGCTCTACTGGTGTTTCTATAGGTGGAAACTGGAATACCCCACAAACTGCTGGTCCTGGTCTTGTAATTATTAGTCCAGCAAACGATGTTGTTATTGACGTAAATCCATCTAACACTGGCACAGTCACACAAGTAGTCATGGGCGTATACGCTAAAAATGGCGATACACCAATTATTACAACAAATACAAATGGAACCACAACCACAACGGTTATGGACAATAACGTATCCACTCAACTTCAGTCTGTTCAATACACCACAACCGAGACTGTAACTGGCACAAACATTGACACTGTCACTATTGTAAAAGATGCTGATTACTACATTATTGACAACATTAAAGTTACAAAAACATCTTCAGACCCTGCCTTAGTTGCAGCGGCTCAGCAAGCAGCAACAACTTTATCTACAGAGCAAAGCACTCTCACAACGCTACAAACAGCAGAGACCACCGCGACAACAACTCTCTCTACAGCGCAAGGAACTCTTTCAAGTTTACAAACAGCCCAGACCTCTGCTCAGACAGCAGCCACCACTGCTACAACAACTATGCAAACAGCAGCAACTACTGCTCTCTCTTCTTCCGAGACAGCAACCGCCTCTGTAGCGGAGGCAGTTGTTATTGTTGCCAAAGCGCAGGTAGTTGTCTCTTCAGCAGCAATCGAGCAAGCATCTAATACACTACAGACAGTTGTTACTTCTTCAGATGCCTTGCCACTACAAAAGACAGAAATAATTGCAGTAGTTGATGCTGCTGTTGACGCAGTAGTTGAGGCGCAGGAAGCCATCGAGACAGCAACAGTATCTATGCAAACAGCAGAGACTCTTGCTCAAACGGCTCCTACAGTTGAAGAAGCAACAGCAATAGTTGCAGACAAGACAGAAGTTTTGCAAGAAGCACAAGCAGCAGTAGATGCTCAAGAAGTTGTTGTTGCTAGTGCAACTACAGCAGAAGCAGCGGCTCAAGCAGTAGTTGATGCTGCTACATCCCCTGGATTAAAGGTAGAGGTCTACAACGTTAATGGGCAGAACAATGCTCCAGTGCTTCCAACAAACGCGGTTCCAATTCACACTGCTACAGACACAAATGGAATAAATGAGCAATGGGGTGGTGGACTAGTTGCTGGCTCTAGTCGTGGCGAAGATGTAATCGTTAAATATTCTGGACAACTCACTGCCCCAGTAACGGGAACTATCTCTCTACACGCTCCAGGCGATGATGGAGTAAGGGTTATTCTTGATGGCAATACTGTTATTAATGACTGGTTTGATAAAGGCGGGGGCGGTTCAACACAGACCTATAACGTTGTAGCCGATGACCCTATGGATTTTGTTCTTTGGTATTACGAAAATAGTGGTGGCGCTTGGGTCGAATTCTATTGGAACTTAGGTGCAGGAAATGTAATAGTTCCAGGCTCAGCATTTACTCAATCAACTGCAACTTCACAACAACTTTCTGCTTTGGCCGCTGCTGAAGCAACTCTTACGCAGGAACAAGATGAACTTGAGATTTTAGATTTAGAAGAAGATGATGCTCAGCAAGACTTGTCAGATGCACAAGCAGATTTAGCGGACGCCGAAGAAGCAGTAGAAGCAATGGAAACTGCTGTAGCAGATGCACAAATTGCAATAACAAAAACAGTAGAGGCTATTGCTGCTGTTCAAACTGCACAGACAACAGTTCAAGAAGAAGTCATTCTTCAAAGCCCAATCGGTGCACCATCAAACATTGTTGTTACACAGTTAGAAAATGGCGATGTTCAGGTTTCTTGGGACGCTCCTACAGGCATCATTTCTCCAGAGCGTTATGCAATTTCATGGTCTGTTGGAGATAGCGGCTGGGGAATAGCAACTGGAAATGCAGGAGATGCAAATGCGCTTAACACAAGCATTATTCTTTCAGCATCTTTATTTGAATCAACTGGTGGACTGGATGCTACTTATCAAATTAGTGTTCGCTCAGATAACGACTCACTTGCTAAATATTCAGAGGTAGTTGCTACTCAAGTACTTATTGTTGACCCAACACCAGAACCTCCAACCCCACCTGTTGAACCACCAACCCCACCAGTCGAGCCCCCAACTCCACCTGTCGAACCTGAAGAGCCACCTGTCGAACCAGAAGAGCCACCTGTCGAACCTGAAGAGCCACCTGTTGAACCAGAAGAGCCACCTGTCGAACCTGAAGAGCCACCTGTCGAACCTGAAGAGCCACCTGTCGAACCAGAACCAGAACCAACACAAGAAGAAGTTGTTGATACTGCTGTAGAAGATGCACTTGGTGATGGAAAAATTACAGCAGCAGATGCTGAAGAGATTTTAGATGCGCTAAATGCTGATGGTGAAATTACATCTGAAGAAGTTAATAATCTTTCAGATGCGCTTTCTGCTGACGGAAAGTTAACAGAGGCTGAAAAAGACCTTATTGCAGATGCTCTTATTGAGTCAGTTGCTCCAGGCGAGACACTTACAAAAGAGCAAATTCAGGATGCTGGAATTGCTTACGAAGACCTACCAGCAGAAACCCCTGTAGAGGTTCGTCAAGATGCAAATGGTAATGAAGTTGTTATTACCGCCGAGGTTGCAGCAGCACTAGAGGTGCTTGCAAATCCTGTAGAATTACTGTCTACTATGTTTGACGACCCTGCTCAAGCGTTACTTGCATTAGGCAGTATTGGTGCAGATATGTCAGATGAAGAACGACAAGAGTCAACTGAAGCAATTGTTGCAACTGTTATTGCTGCTGGTGCAGCGATGAATGCAGTTGCTGCTGCCGCTTCAGGCTCAACTGGCGGTTCTACTGGAGGAAGTTCTGGTGGAGGAAGTTCTGGTGGGGGAGGCCCATCAGGTGATAGTAGAGGCGTTAGAAGGAGACCAAAGCCATGAAAATTATAAGAGACATGATTGACCAACTATGGACACTTTTAGGTATGTTCATTGCTTGGGTTGTTCTTGATGGGTCAGCAAAGACCATAGTGGGATATGCAATTCTTGGAACCTTTGTCGCCTGGGCTATTACATACCCAATAAGAAATCCAAAAGAAGACGACGCCGAGGACTAATACCGTCTGTTTTTAAGTTATTCTATATATAGTGAATTGACTATATATGGAGAGATAATGGACGAGCAACTAACTGAGCAATATAAAACACTTATTGAGCCACTACTACCTTTGGCTAAAAAAGCATATGGCTCAAGGTCACAAAACACTCCTGCCCACGAAGCCAGTCGAGAATATACACGACTATTAATTGAATTCCAATCTAAAGGTGGAAGTCTTCCTTCTTTAGCCAAGGCTCTCAATGTTGCTTACCCTGGACTTCGCCGTCGTGTAATTATGGAAACAGTTTCAATTTCAGATATTAAGCCAAAGCGTCGTGCTCATAGGTCAGAACTTCCAGCAGCAATTGAAAGAGTAAAGGCTGCAAAAGAAATTGGTGCTACCGAGTATCACAGACAACTCGCTATTGAATATCAAAATGGTTTTTCACTTCAAGATTTAGCAAAAGGTCTAGGACTTAAATCAGCAACACCTCTCTACTACGGCGCACAGCGTGCTCTACAAAGGACTAATTCGTGGCTGAATCAATGATGGAGATTATTGCCAAACTTCCACCAGAAGAACGGGCAATGGCACTATCAGGATTAGACCCAGACCAACTTTTATGGGATTGGAGTATGTGGGGCCGTCCTGAACAATTAGCCCCTGAAGGTAATTGGAATATTTGGATTTATCTTGCAGGTCGTGGTGCTGGAAAAACTCGTAGCGCTGCCGAATGGGTAAGAGAGCAAGCAAAATACACAACTGAAGGGCAGCGTCGTTTTGCTCTTGTTGCTCGTACTGCTGCTGACGTTCGTGACGTTATTGTTGAAGGCGAGTCAGGGATTATGAATGTGACTCCACCAAGTGAGCGTCCACTATACGAACCATCAAAGCGCCGATTAACTTGGCCTAATGGAAACACCGCAACTTGTTTTACTGCTGACGAACCAGACTCACTTCGTGGTCCTCAATTTACACACGCTTGGGGAGATGAGGTTGCTGCTTGGCGACAAACTCCAGATGCTGCTGGCATGACTGCATTTGATAACTTGCGTGTTGGAACTCGTCTTGGAGCAAACCCACAGATTATGGTCACTACAACACCAAAGCGTGTTCCCCTACTCTACTCACTTCTTGATGAAGCAAAGAAGGGTGGCAAAGTTGTTGTTAGTCGCGGAAGCACAATGGATAATCAAGGAAACCTTAGCGAAACTTACCTAGACACAATTACTGGTGTATATGCTGGAACTCGTCTTGCTGCTCAAGAACTCTATGGTGAAATGCTTGACTCAGTTGAAGGTGCTTTATGGACTCTAGAGATGCTGGAATCAACTCGTATTTCACAATACCCAGGACAAACTCCACTGCGTGTAATTGGTGTTGACCCATCAGTTGCTGAGAACCCACGAGATGAGTGTGGAATTGTTGTGTGTGCTTCAACAGCAGATAGGGATTTATATAAGCGCCAAGCGTGGGTATTAGAAGATGCAACTATTCACGGCTCACCTGAAGTGTGGGCAAACAAAGTTGTTGAGATGGCTCGCCGGTGGGGATGTCCAGTTGTAGCAGAAGTAAACCAAGGTGGCGCACTAGTGCGTAACGCTATCAACTCTATTGACCCAAACATTAAAGTATTTGAAGTTCACTCTAAGCATGGAAAAGCATTGCGTGCCGAACCAATTGTTCTTGCATACGAACAACAACGTGTTCATCACATTGGGTATCTTGCAGAGTTAGAGGACCAAATGACATCTTGGATTCCAGGAGAAACAAGTAAATCTCCTGACCGTGTTGACGCACTTGTTCACGCAATGACTGCATTGCTTATCAAACCACCGCAAGGATTCGTTGGAGGTAAGTTAACAGCAAAATCCCCCGCTGCCCGCCGTATCCCAGGTATAAGGGGCGGCTATGGCAACGGGGGCGCTAGAGTTTTTAAACCTCGTTAATTTTTTAATCATCTAAATCGAGCAGCAATGCTCCAATCTACATCCATTGGAGTGCCGCTAGGTAGAACACGAGGAACTAAAGAACGGCCTTTAACTATTGCATTAGAGCCAACGCCCTCAACTTGGTACTGCTTCTCTACCAATCTGCGGTGGAAAGCAATTTGAGTCATAGGACGTTCGCCTCGGTCATCGCTCCATGCACGATAGACAGTGTAAAGAGTTTTAAGTTGAACATTGACTCCTTCATTTTCATTAGTTTCTTCTGCCATAAAGATACCAATTCTATCTTCGTTCTTACGGTAAATATCAGATGCTTCGCTAACTACACGACAAGTCCCAAGACCATCACGAGAGCCAGAGCCAAGAACTTTAATAGCACCTTCAATAGCCCAAGAAAGAACACCAGGAAGTCCACCTTCAGGGTCAAAAATATATTCCTTTAACTCAGGGTCAGGGTTTTCTGGAACTTTTAAGAATGGAATAGGTCGAATACGACGCCACATAGCATCATCAGTAATGATTGGTCTGTGGTTAGTTGATACCCATAACTTTGCACGAGATTCAAAAGTAAATGGCTTTTCTCCAGGAGAACGGGCAGAAATTTCAGATGAACCAGTTAACTTCTTAACAGAGTTTTCTTTCAAACGCTCTGAGTCTGGAAGTTCATCAACCCATACAAGGCGACGACCACGAAGTTCGGCCCAGTGATAGAGGTCTTGTCCTGATGCTCGACCATCATTTTGAGCAAGAATACTTGAGTCAAGTGGCCATGCATATTCTTTTGTTCCAAGACATTTAACAATGGCTTCTACAAATGTATTTTTACCAGAGCCTGGAGGTCCATAGACTAAGAACATAACATCGTAACGACGAGAACCAGTAAGAGAGTATCCAGCAGCACGCTGTAGCCAATCTTGATATTCCTTATCGCCGTCAGTTGCAAAGTCTAAGAATTGTTCCCAACGAACATTGCGCTGACCTTTTACATAGCCAACTGGTGCACGCTTTGTAATGTAAAGGTCTGGTCTATTTCGCAAAAGTTCACCAGTGCGAAGGTCAATAACACCATTTCTTACACCAAGTAAATACTCATCCTTGTCCCAATCTTGAACAGGAAGAGTTACACGAGGGTCAGAGTTAGCCGCATCAATGCCAGAACGAAGTCGAGCAATTGACTTACTTAAATTTGCCCAGCGGATTGCTTCACTTTGTTTATCCGCATCGGCATACTGTGTAGATTGCTTTGCAATAAGAGAAGGAATTCGCTTTGCTAATTCTCTAATCTCCAGTGCTTCAGGGTCTGGCTTCCAGTATGTATCGTCCCAATGAAACCAACCAATGCCAGGCGTGTAACGAATGGAGTCTTCGTATGTATCAACTAAGCGACGTCCATTACCAATATCAGTAAATGAACGCATACCCTTTTGACCACCATCTTGAGGATTTACTGCATCCACATCTCCAGGTAAATCGTGAAGAGTATTTGCAATAACTTCGCCATAGGCAACGTCATCGTTTTCTTGATACATAGGAACAGTAGGTGGTCTAACAACACCAGTCATTGGCTGAAGTTCTGTTCTTACTGAATAATCATCAGAGTTTTGCTTAATAATCTTTGCTTGAGACTCTTCTTGACTTTTATTAGCCCAGTCAAGTAATCCAGGCCAAGACTGTTCATTAGTAAAATCACTCTTAGGATTTTTAAGAACAAACTCAATAGCACGACGAGTGTGCATCGTCACGCTATTAGGCCCCTCTAGCGGCATAGGAGGTTTAACTTTTTCATGGTTAAAGCGAATCATTAAAGTCTCAACAGCAAGTTTTCCTGCTTCAGTATCAATAGGGAACTTATTGGCTAAAGCGCAAGCAATTTGATAAAGACCTACAGCACGCTCTCCCTCAACAAGACCTTCTCCAAGCATCTTGTCAACATCAAGTTTTTTCTTATCAAACTCAAGGTCACCAAAGATTGATTCCCAATCTCCAGTTCCTACCTTTGTGCCAGAGCGAGAATTGCGCTTACGAATAAACTCTAAAAGTTGTTCAGGCGCTTCAGCCATCTCCATCTCGTGAGGACCCTTACCTTCAACCCACTCATAACTGATGCCAGTGAAGTGACGTGAAGGAGCAATCAGCACATAACCGTTGTGCTTAATATCAATACCTTTTAGTCCAGCCTTATTTAGATTTCCAATAAGTTCTTCGTCAGGGCTGCACTTGTAGTACAAATGTCTTCCACGAACATTTTTACCGTTGTTCATGTACTGACCCGTTAATGCCTCAACAGTTGGTGGAAGTGCACCTTCAACTAAAGATTGAAATTTTTCAAAAGACTCAACACCACCAGAACGCGGGTCAATATCAATTACAAGAAAACCAGATGGACGACAGTAAACACCAACGTTGTAATCA